TCTTCGCGTATCTCCCAAAACAGTCATGACTCAGCTCAAGACAGGTTGTTACCGCCGTTAACGGCTGGCGTTGGTTCTGATCAGCCACGGTTGGAAACGCCCACTATTGGGTACGAGTCTTATGGGCCTTTGATTGCAGACTTTGCAGCTGCTCACCTAAACCGTCATTTGTTTCCGTGGCAGGTGAACGTGTTGACCGGTGCTTTTGAGCATGATGCTGACCATTCGTTTACGCATTCGAGTGCTATGGCGTTTTGTGCGCGTCAGCAGGGTAAGACTTTTATGCTTTCGGCGGTGGTGGGGTTTTGCCTTTTGGAGTTGCCTCGGATTTGGGGTCGACCAGTCAAGGTTGTCTCTACGGCTCACGAATTGTCATTGGCTACGGAGGTCTTCGAGGACTTGCGTGATCTGTTTGAGTTGTGGGAAGAGTCAGGGCTGTGCAAAGTGACGTGGGCGTATGGTCGTCACCGCGTCAAGATGGTGGACGGCTCTGAGTATTTGGTCAAGGCTGCGACAGGCAAGAAGCACGGCATCTCGGGCGTGGACATTCTGATTGTTGACGAGTTGTGGGCCATCACGGAGGCTGCTTATTTCGGGGCGTTAAAGCCTGCACAGATTGCGGTGAAGTCGGGTCTGTCGTTGTTGGTCTCCACGGCTGGCGATGAGTCCAGCACTGTCATGAAAAAACTGAGGGAGCAGGCAATCGGTCAAATTGATAAGGGTGAGCCGGGTGAGTTGTACATGGCTGAGTGGTCTGTGCCCGAGTCGGTCTCCCCTGACGATGAGCGGTACTGGGGTTACGCCAACCCTTCCATGCCTAGAACGGTGACGTTGAAGTCTCTTCGAGCTGCACACTCCAGCCCTGACCGATCACAATGGCTCCGCGCTCACTGCAACATGTGGGTGAGTGCAGCATCGTCATGGCTACCGCCGGGGCAGTGGGCAAAACGGTTTACAGAAAACACCGAGTGGGATGGCACCACTTCGGTGCTGGCGGTGGACTCTGCTGTTGACGACTCGAAATATGTCGGGGTGTGGTGTCGCAAAAATACGGACGGGGACATTGTTGCCTCTGTGGAGTTTCAGACTGAGTCCATTGCGCAAATGTGGGAGCAGATCACAGCGTCGTTGGAGCGTGAACCGAAAACGCAGCTGGCGATTACGCCTTCTCTGTTTATTCACACGCCCGAGAAGTTTCAGCGTCGAACTGTGCAGTGGGGGTACGGCGAAATCAACAAGTACACGTCCACCGTCAAGGGTCTTATCAACGAGGACAGGATCAAGCACACAGGTGAGATCCTTCTTGCGGAGCATGTAAACAGGGCAGTACTGATTCGCGGTCAGGGTGGCGCGTTGTCAATTTCCAGCCAAAGAAGTCCAGGCCCTATCGAGGCTTGCCGTTGTCTCATCGTTGCAGCTGCAATGGTGTCTCGTCCGGGTGGCGCAAATAAACCGACAATGGGTTCGTCAAGATAGTTGCATTTGCAACAACCTTGTGTAAGACTCCACGTGGATGGGTATTTTCTCACGCAAAGTTGACACGGCCTCTTTCGCCTCTGCACCTGTGCAGGCGGCTGCAGGCGCGTCCTACATTGGCAACTTCATCAACTACACCACGGGCTCTGCTGAAGTTCGGGCGTTGAGCATTCCAACCATTTCCCGTTCCCGTGACCTTCTTGCAGGCATCATCGGATCTGTCGGTCTGAAGCACTACTCGAAGCAGTGGAACGGCTCCGACTATGACGAGGTATACCTGCCTCTTGAGCCTTGGATGGAAACCCCCGACCCGAAAGTGTCACGCTCGTTCTTCTTCGTAAACATCTTTTCGGACATGTTCTTCTATGGTGCAGCGTACGCCTACGTCACCACGCGCTACTCGACAGGACTTCCTGCTTCGTTTACATGGCTTCCAGCTGCAAACATTTCCAGCACAGAGCAGACTGGTATCCCTCAGTATTTCGGGCCGTCAACGGAGCTGGAGTTCAACGGCAACCCACTCGATGTAAACAATGTGATCCAGTTCTTGAGCCCTATTGAGGGCATCTTAAAAATTGGTCAGCGCGCCATTAACACCACACTGTATTTGGATCAGGCTGCTGACCGTTACGCCAGTCTTGAAACGGTTCCCGGTTATCTTCAGCAAGTAGATGGCGAGGACATGTCAGGCGATGATCTTGGTGCTCTCGCCTCGCAATGGGCCGCAGCTCGCAAACAGAACTCAATTGGGGCACTTTCGCGCCAAATAATTTTTAAAGAATGGTCTAGCAATCCGCAGGAAGTAAACGCAGAACAGCGCAAGTACCAGTCTCTCGAGATGGCTCGCCTTTGCTCCGTTCCTGCTTACCTCGTCTCGGCACCCACTGAGGGCGCAAGCATGACCTATCAGAACGCTCAGCAAGCCCGTCAGGATCTCTACTTGTTCGGCGCGCGTATCTACATGGACGCTATTGAGCAGACCCTTTCCAGCGCACAAGTTCTTCCCCGTAACCGCTATGTCGAGTTTGACATTGAAGATTACGAAGGATCCGACAGCAGTTCCCCCACCGGGATGCCTAACAATGAAACGGATGATGAATTGTGAAGATTGAGTTTGTAGCTGTGCCAGTCACCTTGGACGCTGCCGCTGGCGAGGACAGCCCCCGATCCATTACGGGCGTGGCTGTTCCTTGGGACACTCCAGCGGCAGTTTCCTCGGGTGAGTCAGTCATGTTTAAGCGTGGCGCTTTTGATGTAAACGCTAAAGCACCAAAACTTCTTGAGGGTCACGACATGACGCAGCTGCGTGGTGTTGTTACCGAACTCGTTGAAGCCGAAGAGGGTCTTTTGTTTACAGCAAAGTTTGCAAAGACTCGCGCATCCGATGAGGCCATTGAACTCATCAAGGCTGGCGCTTACGACTCCGTAAGTGTCGGCGCAATCCCCGTCAAATTCAAATACGACAAAGACGGAACGATGGTTGTCTCCAAGGCAAACCTCGTAGAGATCTCGTTGGTCGCACAGCCTGCATTTGCAGACGCGGTCATCACAGAAATCGCTGCTTCCCAGCCCGATGAAGAATCGGAAGAAGAAGTTGTCGAACCCCAACCCCAAGACATTTCCGAGGAGGAAACCATGTCAACAGATACCCCAACGGTTGAGGCTTCGGCTGAAACTGTTCCAACAGCACCAATCTTTGCGGCAGCACGTCGCGAGACCCCACTCCCGACAGCAGTCGAGTACATCGCTGCTGCCATCTCAGGTGGCGATCAGTGGCGCGCAATGTCAGACGCACTCCGTGCAGCTGCACCTGACATCGTCACAACCGACACACCCGGCATCTTGCCAACCCCAATCCTTTCCCCTGTTTACAACAACTTCATCGGACGCCGTCCAGTAGTTGACGCAATCGGCGTTCGTGCAATGCCTGCAGGCGGCAAGGTTTTTATCCGTCCAGAGGTCACCACGCACACAAGCATCGGTGCATCCATCGGCGAGCAGGCTCCAACCGCAGGAACAATGGTCGTTTTCAACAACCAAGTCACCAAGCAAATCTTCGGCGGATATGTAAACATTTCCGAAGCCGACATTGACTGGTCAGATCCTTCAATCCTTCAGATTGTTCTTGACGACATGGGCCGTATCTACGCCAATGCGACAGACAACTACGCAGCTGACCAATTGGTTGCAGGCGTTAGCGTCACTCAAGCATTTGCAACAGCAGACGTGGCGAAGCCTGAAGTATGGGCTGCCGAAATTGCGGAAGCATCAGCAACAATCTTGAGCTCGTCAAACGGCAACTTGCCTACTCACTTGTTCGTGTCTCCTGACCGCTGGCGTAACCTTGTCGGTCTTTCTGACAGTTCAAACCGTCCGTTGTTCCCACAGGTGGGCCCAATGAACGCACAAGGCGACCTTTCACCAAGCCAGTACGGCGGAAACGCTTTTGGGTTGTCTGTTGTAGTTGACCGCAACTTCGCCAGTGGCGTGGCCATTGTGGGTGACGCATCTGGGTTCGAACTGTTTGAACAGCAGAAGGGCACCATGTCCATTGAGTCACCATCGACACTGTCGCGCACGATCGCTCTTCGCGGTTACTTCGCAGCGTTGATGATTGACCCAACCAAGTTTGTTCAGTTCGCTTTCGCCTGATCACTAGGTAGTAGGAAAGGGTCTGTATGTCTGTTTACACAATCACTCATGGTTTTCACTTTGATGATGTGTCAGCCGTACAGACCCTGACCCCTTCCGAGGTTCAGCCGGGCGACAGCATCGTTGTCGCAGGCGCTGGCGCAAAGTTCAACGGCACCTTCACCGTTATTAGCGTTGAAGAGTGGGAGTACATAGGGAAAGACCAACAGGGCTATCTCGAGTTCAACTATGACGTGCCGAAACTCAATCAGGTTTTGTATGCGGTCACTGGTCAGGCTGACGATCAGGAGTATGCAGCTCTTGCTGGCACCCTGACGTTTACAGAGACAATTACTTGGACTACTTCAGCACTTGTGCTTTCGTGGCTCGGTATTGACGTGGCAACCGCTAACGACACGGCTTTTGTGGCTAAGTGTGTGAGCGCTGCTAACGCTTGGTGTTTCCGTAAACGCCGTGAGGCTGGCTACACCGATCTGCAAGGCACCGTGCCCAGCGCCGATGTCGAGTTGGGTACCACCATGTATGCAGCAACGCTTTACCGTGAACGCGGAACTAGCGGTGACGCATACGGCGCTTTTGACGGGATGGGCAACCTTGCTCAACCTGTCACCCTTCACCGCATCATGCAGCTCTTGGGCTGTGGCAGGGCGCAAGTCGCGTGAGTTCTTCAGGCATCTTGTACGAGGCCGTGACCGCTTGTAAGACGGCGCTCACAGCACTCAGCCTTGTGCCTATCACAGACCCTCGCAACGCTCGCCCGTTATCGGTTCTGATTGAACTGCCAACAGTTGACTCGTTTACATACAACGTGGGCAACATAACGCTTCGACTTCGTGTGCTGGCACCGCCTCCGGGCAACCAAGACGCTGGCGATTACCTGATGCAAATTGCAGATCAGATTATGAACTCACCAATCGCGGTCACGGATCTCCGTCCGGGCCTCGTATCCGTTGGGGGGCAAGACTTGCCCTCTTACGACTTAACCGTTGCCGTAGCCGTACGGCGCAACTAACCAAAAGGAGCCCTCATGGCTACAACAACATTCCTCAGCAATGCCACGATTAACATCACGCAGGGCGCAACCACCACAGACCTTTCAGATCAGGCAAACGCCGTCTCCGTCATGGTCGGCGTTGACTCGCTTGAGTCCACCGCTTTTGGCGACACAGGACACCGCTTCACAGCTGGTCTTCAGAACGTCGAAGTATCAATGACTCTGTTCTTGTCCTACGGCGCATCTGAAGTTGAAGCAATCCTCAACTCTTGCGTGGGCACAGGTTCAACCGTGTTGACCATCTCGCCATCTGGCACAACAGAGTCCGCTAGCAACCCTGAGTACATCATCACCAACTGCATGCTCTCTGACTTCACCCCAATCAACTCAACCGTGGGCGAACTTGCCACCGTTGAGGTCACCTTCACAGGTGGCACATGGGTTCGTGACGTAACCGCACCGTAAACCCGTAAACCTTCAGGAGAAACAACATGAAGATCACACTCGCAGTCGAACAGATTGACGGCCTCACCTACGAGGTCACCACCAACCTGTTTTCTATTGTGGCACTGGAGCGCAAGTTCAAAATTCGCGCTTCTGACCTTGCCTCCGGTGTCGCAATGGAGCACCTTGCCTTCCTCGCTTTTGAGGGTGCAAAGCAAAACAGCATCACCGTGCCAGCGGTCTTTGATGATTACATCAAGAAACTGGTGTCAGTAGAAGTTGTAAACGAGGACGCTGCAAACCCTACGCAAGAGGCTCTTACCTCCGAACCATCTGCGAGTTAGCAGTTGAGACGGGGTTTTGGCCTCATCAAATCCCATTCGATACACAAGAGCTGCACACCATGTTGGATGTGCTGAAGAAGAGAGCAAAGGAGAGCAACCGTGCCCGTAAGTAACGACATCAGTGTTTTAGGCATCAACGAAGCAATCCGATCTCTGAACAAAATTGAGCCGGGTCTTCGTAAGGAATTTAACAACGAGGCTCGCGCTATTGCTGCCCCAGCGACTGAGGCTGTGCGTTCTGCGTATCGCTTTGTTCCGTTGTCGGGTATGAACCGCCAGTGGGCAGGCCCAGCGGTTAAAGGTCGCAAGGTGTTTCCGTGGAATCTTGACAAGGCTCGCAAAGGTGTGGACGTGGTGTTTAACACTGACCGCCGTTCGTTGGGCACTATCAACATTGTGCAGCGTGACACTGGCACCGCTATTTTTGAGACTGCTGGACGCAAGAACTCCAACCCTCTAGGCGATGCGCTCGGGCCTATTCAGCCCGGTCGTACTCGAGTCATTGGCCCTGTTGTTTACAGCAAGGTTGAAGAGATCACAGCTGTGATGGAGAAGTTTGCTATCAGCATTGTCCAGCGCGTAAACCGAGAGTTGAAGAACTAATGCTTTCCATCCCCATCGTTTCGTCCTTTGATGGCTCAGGTATTGAGAAGGCTAAGAAAGAGTTTGCCCAGCTTGATGGCGCAGCTGCTAAGACCAAGTTTGCTTTTAAGAAGGCTTTGATTCCTGCTACGGCTGCGGTTGCTGGTTTGGGTGCTGCTTTGTTTGATGCTACTAAGGGCGCTATGGAGGACGCTGCCGCACAGGATCAACTTGCAAACAATTTGCGCCGTGCCACTGGCGCTACTGAACAGCAGATTGCAGCCAATGAGGATTGGATTAGTACGCAAGGCACCCTGCTCGGAATTACGGACAGTGAGTTGCGTCCCGTGTTGGCAAAACTTGCGCGAGCCACTGGTGACGTGACGAAGGCTCAGCAGTACGCAAACGCTGCCATGGACATCGCTGCCTCGACTGGTAAGCCCTTAGCGTCCGTTACAGACGCGATAACCAAGGCGATGGGGGGCAACTTAGGGGCGCTAGCAAAGTTGGCTCCTGAGTACCGCCAGATGATTAAAGACGGCGCAGACTTTGAGACCGTCATGTCCCTCATTGCAGACACCACTGGCGGTGCTGCAACTGAGGCTGCAAACACGGCTCAAGGACAATTTAAGCGTTTTGGCATTGCTCTTGATGAAACTAAGGAGTCCATCGGCGCTGCACTGCTCCCAGCGATTGAGGCCGTCTTGCCGTACCTGACAAAGTTTGGTGATTGGGCTGCCAAGCACCCGGGCATCATCATCGCTGTCGGTGCTGCTTTTGGCGTACTTGCTGCTTCAATTATGGCTGTAAACCTTGCGATGTCTTTGAACCCTGTCAGTTTGATTGTGATCGGAATTGTTGCTTTAGGCGCTGCGCTTGTCGTTGCTTACAACAAGTTTGAAACCTTCCGCAACATTGTTGACGCAGTCTTTGAGGGCATCAAGTTTGGGTTCAACATTCTTAAGACGTATTTCACAACCATTCTTGGTATTTACAAGACCATCTTCAACGGCATTGCAACGCTGTGGAATAACTCGATTGGCAAGTTGTCTTTCAGGTTCCCGTCTTTCGTGCCGGGTCTTGGCGGTAAGGGCTTTGATGTGCCCAACATTCCGATGCTGGCGCAGGGTGGCATCGTCACTTCTCCAACTCTCGCACTCATCGGTGAGGGCAATGGCCCTGAAGCCGTTATCCCTCTCAACCGCATGGGCGAGTTCGGCATGGGAGGCGGAGGCGGTGTCACCATCAATGTGCAGGGTGGAGATCCTCAAGCCGTGGTTGACGCTTTGACACGCTGGTATCGCCAAAATGGGCCTTTGCCAGTAAAGGTTGCCTAATGGCTGTTCCTGCTTACGAATTAACCGTAAACGGCAACAGCGTTAGCAACGTCCAAGGATTTACGTTTACAAAGGGTCGCACAAAGATTAGTGACCCGTTGCGCGCTGGCACTGGCGTTATTAGCGGTCGACGACCTGATCTGTTGCCAACAATTACAGTGGGGCAAGACGTAATCCTTGTCATTCGTCCTGCTGGCACTGGAGAACTTGGGTATGCGTTTGCGTGGCGTGTCGCTGACTTTCGCATTATTTACGGCGTAACAAGTGCATACGACGAATGGGAACTTGACATTGAAGACACGTTTGCGTTGCTTGGTCGTGGCGACGTGTCAACTTCGTGGGCTGACGGTGACCCTGTTTCTACAGCGATTTTTAATGTCACCAACCAGTACGGCATTGGCTTAACCGTTGCTATTGCTACTAAGTCTCTTGTTTCGGCTCAGACCGTTACAAACCAAAACGGGCTTGACGTGCTTTCGCAGCTGGCAATTACTGAGCAGGCTCGTTTTACAACTCAAAGCCCAGCAGGGCCTGATTTTATTACCTTGTATGGGCGTGGCTGGCAAACACAGCTCACAACGTATGACGCTTCTGATGACAACACAGGCACTAACCCTGTTGTTTACACGGCTTTGGACTTTGCTGGTTTGGCTGACAACTATGCCAGCAAGGTGATTGTTAACCCTGAGGGGTTAGCGCAGCAAACATCTGGTAGTGGCAACTATTCAATATCTGTGCCGTCGTATAGCCGTAACACTAATGACGCTTCAAACCTTGCGTCTTTTCTTGTGGGTGTTTACAGCCAACAGTCCGGGCAGCCGTCTCGTATTAGTTTGAAAATTTCTGCACAAAATACGACAACAAAGAAAAATAATGCGATGGCTATTTGTGATCCGATTTCGCAGGTTCGTGTGAAGTTTCGTGGGTCGACGTATTTGGCGATTGTTGAGGGTTACACAATTACGGGTCAAGTGGATGATGTGTTGGTGTCGTGCAGTTTGTCGTCGCCGTCGTTTTATCCGCAGTTCATTCTTAACAGCGCCGAATTTGGTGTGTTGAATTCAAACCGTCTTGGTTATTAGGAAAGTAAGGTAAAAGTATGAGTTTTCCATCATTCGCTTCGGGCGAGGTTTTGACGGCTGCGGACATGAACGCTGTCGGCTTGTGGCTTGTCAAGACACAGACGGTCGGCACAGGCGTTTCCAGCGTGACCGTAACGGCTGCCTTTTCTAGCGATTACGACAACTACCTTGTGACATGGCAGGGTGGAACAATGTCCGCAGACACAGCGCTTAAATTCAAACTTGGTAGCACTAGTAGTGGTGTTTATGGCGCTTTTATTCACACGCCGAGTTATTTAGGAACAACAGTTACAAATGTTGGTGACAACAACACAGCATTCTTTACTTACGCAGGTGGCGGAAACTCAGGTGGCGCAACAAGTTATTTGTATTTGGCAGGCCCAAACAAAGCAAATCGCACATACCTAACAAGTGGACTAATAAATTACAGCACAATTTTCGGAACGTATACGGGTGCCCATTATGCCAACGACCAACACACTGCGTTCACATTTGAACCTTTCAGCGGCACGATGACAGGCGGAACTATTCGTGTTTACGGCTACAAAAACTAGGAAATTATGAGCAACCCATTAATTCAAATCGATGACGAAATCCGCGAAATGACAGACGAGGAGTACGCACAGTATGAAGCGACTATTGCTAACGCTCAGCCTTTGCCTAGCCCTGAGTAGTTGCGCTGACCGAGTCCGCGAAAACTGCGAAACCACAAAAGCCAACGGCACATTCGAAAGGCGCTGCCCATGAACCCCGAAAAAAGACTCTCCAACGAAGAAATCAAAGCCCGACTCATCCTCATCGTAGGAGTCGCACTTTCGTTCTCATTCGTCGCTGCAATCGTCTCGCTGATCTACGGCCTACTGTTTGTCACTCAACCTCTCGAGCAGGCACCCAATGATGCCGAAGCGTGGGCTGTGTTGTCCCCGATGCTGATGACCCTTGCCGGTGGTCTCATCGGTTTACTCGCTGGCAACGGCCTCAAGGACAAGCCCAAAGACCCACCGACCACACCGCCAGTGCCATGAGAAAGTACCCGTTTTTTCCTGCGTGGAACGGTGAAGCCACAGACCCTGTCACCAAGAAGTTCTACGACCTCTGTAAACGCCGTTGGGCTTTCACCAACCTAGGCATGTACGCCAATCGCCCCATGCGTGGCTCAAAGAACCTCTCCGTCCATGCGACAGGCTTCGCTGTTGACATGGGCTACCCAGCCACCCGTGCAGGCCGTGCTGTAGCGCGTGAAGCATGGGACTGGCTTATTGAGCACAGCGAAGAGCTGCGTATTTGCGAAGCACATGATTACTCATTTTTGAACCCTAAACAGGATCCAAAAGACAAAACAGCCTGGGGCCGTGGCTACCGCTGTTCCCGTGGCGAAGGCGAAAAAGGTGTCAAGGTGTTTACAAAGACCGACAACGCAGGCACACCCGGTGGGGCATGGCTCCATGTGGAGGTGTCCAACGATTGGGAATCGGCAGAGGCTCTGGAAATTGCATGGAGAGCCTTGCCTAAGCCTGTAAAGACTCCCTAGGGGCTTGGTCTCTCCTAGGGGCTAGGAGGGTTGGGTGTGTTGTTTCTCCCCCACTCCAGCCCTCCGCTTTCGTAATGCTTGACTTGTGTTTACACATCAGGAAGAATGTTTACACGGGCGACCAAGCGCCCCCAAACAAAGGAGACATCATGTTTGATGACTTGCCACTGTTCCGCAGTGCAGACCCAATCACCTCAGTGCTAGGCGCTGGCGATGTAAAGCCCCGTAGAGGCTCCCAGCAGGCTCTCCTGCTCGCCGAATACGCATTCCGTGACGGACTTACCGACGAAGAAGCAGGGCTCTTCTCAGGGCTTCTCAGCCGTCCTAAGTGCTGCTACTGGAAACGGTGCTCAGAGCTCCGAGCAAAGGGTCTTATCGTCCCCACAGGCGAAACACGCCTCTCATCGGCTGGTTCAGCCATGCAGGTCTGTGCCATCACCCCAGCAGGGAAAGAAGCACTCCAATGATGGTATTCCTAGTCACCCTGCCTCTAGGGTTATTTATGGCCTGCCTCATCTACGGCATGTACCAAGCCCTTGACATTGAAACCCACTGGCAAGACCCTCCGTACGACTGGAACTTCGAAGACGAAGATCTATGGATTACAGAGACTGAATTATTGGACTATCAAAGAAGAGAAGATTGAAACGTGCATTGCTCTGCTTCGCAGTACTCACCTTATTTATCCCGTCCGTGCAAGCATCAGCTGCACCCGAGTGGAAGTGTTCACAGTGGCACTCCATGTTCCGTAAACACGGACTGCCCATCCGGGCATTCGACCACATCTGCTGGAGGGAATCCCGAGGCAATAGTTCAGCAATCAGCCGTCCTAACGGTGACGGGTCTGTTGACATCGGGCTACTTCAAATCAATTCGACGTGGCGTACGCTCACTGCTAAGACGTGTAAACGCCCGTATCGTCAGGTCATCAAAAGCCTGACAGACCCATCCTGCAACCTGAAGGTGGCTCGCATCTTGTGGGCTGATGGTAAGGGTGCATCAAACTGGCGTGTATCGTCAGGCAAGTAAACAATAAACATTCAGGAGAAACGAATGATAAACAAACCACACGCGGTAGCCGTCAGGCTCACCCCTGAGGAGTTCACAGCCATTACGCATGTGATGCTCCGCGATCAGGACAAGAACATCACCGCCACACTTCGCAAGGTGATTGAGCCGTTAATTGCTGATGGTGTTGCATCTCTTGCAGCTCTGCAAAAGAAAGAGGATGCTCGTCTGAAGCGCCTCGCTAAGAAGGAGGCTGCAAGTGGGCTTTAATCTTGAGGACTACGAGCCCGTTGCCGTACGCCATTCCAGATGGCTGGAACAGCACCCAAACGGACGCACCATCACACACATGGTCTCGACACCCGGTGCAGACATCTGCGTGATCCGTGCAGAGCTGTGGCTCGAGGATGTGTGCATCGCTACGGGCTACGCCGAAGAGGTGCGTGGCGCTGGCAATGTAAACCGCACTAGCCACGTTGAGAACTGTGAGACCTCCGCTGTGGGTCGTGCATTGGCGAACGCTGGCATGGCAGGCACCGATGTAAACAAACGCCCATCGCGTGAAGAAATGAGCAAAGTGCAGAACACCGCACCGAAGATGCGTATAACACAAGCGTCCTCAGCAAAAGGGGATGGTGTCACCATCAAAGGAGACCAGTGGGGCCCGATACCCGATTGGCTTGTTCTCGAAGCGGCTCAAGCAGGCGTAACCCAAGTGTGGGACAATCGCAACGGACTTGCTGCCAACCCGAAGCGTCCTTGGTTTAAAGATGTAAACGGGGACAAAGCGTTTTGGGCTCCTAAGGGTACGCCGTTGCCGGTGATGGCAACCCACGAGGATGATCTTGACGACTCACCTGAGGAGCCGTTCTGATGGACGCAGGAACAATGAAGGACTACATCGAAGACCTCATCCAGCAGGTAAACACGCTTGAGGCACAGTTCCACAAACTCAACGAAGTCATACTGCAGCTGCAAGAACAGCGGGACATTTACAAAGCCCTTTACGAAGCATGCAAGGAACACCACGGTGATTGAGTTTGTTTACTTCGTGTCCCACAGCACTCTCATGATTGCCCTAGGCATATGGCTGGCAAAGCGTCATGGGTAAAGCAATCCTCTGCCCGTTCTACACCTGCAAAAACGAGACCAGTGGCTACTGCTCGATGCACCGTCACCTGCTGCCAGCCATTGAGCGCGTAGTCGAGCACATGGATCCTGAAGGCATCCTGTCGTTTAATGTAAACGTGTCGAACCTGTTGCCAATGGTGAAGATGATGGAAGAGCAATACCGAGACCTGAAACGTTTAGAGCGTGAGTTGACTGGCGCACAGAACGAACTGCACCGCATCCTTGGAGGCGTGTGATGATGCCATACGGCGTAAACGGACAATGGCACTATGCCGACTGCAAAGAAGTCCTAAACACACACCCGGGTTGCAGCTGCATCAACAGCATGGCAAAACAGATTGCAATGCTCGCCGAAGAAGTCGGGAACCTGATGCGCGCTAACCGCCATCTACAAAGACAGGTTGACAATGCCCAGCGGTGAAGCAACGGAGCGCATCTTCCAATCCAAGGTGGAAATGATCGCCTCTATGAACGGCTGGTTGATATTCCACCCCAGCCCACACCAAGTACGTCCGGGTGTGTTCCGATCCGATGGGAAAGGCTTCCCCGACCTTGTGCTGGCGCATCGTGAACGGGGTTTGATATTCGCTGAGTTAAAGCTTGACAAGACCAAGTTGACCCCTATGCAGGTCATATGGGCAAACGCCATCAGCCCACACGCTGAACACTATGTGTGGCGACCTAATCAACTCGAGATGATTGCGGAGCGCCTGGGGCGCAAGTAGCATCCGCACACAACCGAAAGACGCATGGCCACATAGGGGATTGGACTCTGTTGGTGTAATACACGGCTACGTGGGTCGAGCAGTCTGTCTAACAGCCTGTCCAGCGTCCAAACGTCACAAATGTCAATGGTGTCCGTCCCTTGGTGTAATCATCCGGCAGCCATACCTCGTAGGTAGAACTGTGGGGGGCTATCACCGCACCGACCTACCCCGTAACATGAAGACAACCGCAGGCGCAGCCAAGGGCGTCAGAGAAGAAACGAAACAACATGACACGCCGCTCAACCCCTGAGTTCAACAAAGCACGAAAAGAACTATTCAGCAACGGCCCCATGACGTGCGTACTCTGCCACAAAGCCCCAGCCACAGACGCAGACCACATCATCCCCTTCGATGCAGGCGGCCCCGATGACATCACCAACCTCAGACCAGTATGTAAACCCTGCAACTCCAGAGCAGGCGCACGATATGTAAACGCCAAACGCGCACACCAACAAGAACGCCGCGCAGAAGCAATGGGAACCGAAATAAATAATAATTCCCAAACTTTTTTTGTAAACGAAAATATAAAGCC